AGGCGGTAACGGCACGTCCTCTTACAGCAGCCTGCTGTCGGCTGCAAGTGCTGGCGTAAATGTTGGTGGCACTTACTACATTGCAGGGGGCGGTGGGGCCGGAGAGCAACCGGGAGCAGCGGGTGGTTACGGCGGCGGCGGCGATGGTGGAACGCGCAACGGCGCTCAAGGTACTGACGGTACTGCAAACACTGGCAGCGGCGGCGGCGGTACTTGGTACGCCTATGCGGGAAATAATGGTGGTTCTGGAATCGTAATCATTCGCTATCCCGATTCAATTCCTGCTGCAACATCAACCACTGGGTCACCGACTGTCATTGTTTCAGGTGGTTATCGGATTTATAAATTTCTAGGCTCTGGGTCAATTACCTTCTGAGGCAACTGATGGCTCATTTTGCTCAATTAGATGAAAATAATCTTGTAACGCGAGTTATTGTGGTCCACAACAATGAACTATTAGATAACGGCGTTGAATCAGAAGCCAAAGGCGTTGCATTTTGCCAATCGCTTTTTGGTGCAAACACTATTTGGAAGCAAACATCTTATAACGCTAATATTAGAAAAAACTATGCGGGGTTAGGCTTTACTTACGACGCGCAACGCGATGCGTTTATTTCACCTAAACCCTTTGCTTCTTGGACACTCAATGAAACCACATGCCAGTGGGAATCACCTATTCCGTATCCAACTGACGGTAAGATCTATCAGTGGGATGAAGGCACAACTTCTTGGGTAGAGGTGTAACATGGCTAAGACTCCAGCATGGCAGCGCAAAGAAGGAAAGAACCCAAAAGGTGGTTTAAATGCCAAAGGTAGGGCTTCATACAACGCAGCTAATCCGGGCAAGCCGGGGCTTAAAGCACCTCAACCAGAGGGTGGCCCCAGAAAGAAATCATTCTGTGCTCGGATGGAAGGTATGAAGAAGAAGCTAACATCTTCTAAAACGGCCAATGACCCAAACAGTCGCATCAACAAATCACTAAGGGCTTGGAAGTGTTAAATGGATACCGGGGTTATTGTCTGGAATTTAGTAACGTCATTCTTCGTTGCCTTGGTCATGTTTATGATTAAGATGAATCACGATGAGCAAAAGCGCATTCAGATTTTGCTCAACAAAACTCGGGAGGAGATTGCCCGTGATCACATTACCCGCACAGAAGTTAGGCAGGATCTTGAAAAAATTATGGAACGATTTGATTCAGGCTTTGAGAGACTTGAAGCAAAAATTGACGCCCTCGCGAAAGGAAAACAGTGATGAAAAAAGGTAAAGTCAAACGGTATGAGATTGGCGGTGATGTAGAAGATAACTACGCCCGTAACGAAAACCGGGAAGGGCGTGAAAGTACGCTTGACCCAAGTGACAGAGAAGATGCCGAGCGCGGCAGACGAATGACAGGTACGTTTGGTCAAGTTGAGTACCCAAATCGTATACGCGAAGCTGCTGAAGCAGCAGGAACAACTGGAGAAGATACAGGCGTAGGTTTATTATCTGGCGTTACAAGACCTGTAAAGCCAGCAGTTAGGCCGCCAGTAAGGCCAGCAGTAAAACCTCCTGTAGCCCCTGCAAGGCCAATGCCTCCAATGTCAGCAGGGCCTGCGCCAGAGAAGCCTGCCGCACCAGTTAAGCCTGCACCAACGGCAACCGCTGCGCCTGCTAGGGTCGGTCGCGCTGGACAAGCTGCCGCTGCGGCAGATGTTGTAAGACCACCAGCAGCTACAACTCGCAAGAACAAAGAGCGCGAAAGCGAAGGTTTTTTAAGCCGACTCAAGCGTGGGTTGACAGGCGGTGGATATGAATTTGAAGGTGGTGGCCGGGAATTTGGCCGTAAGGCCGGGGGCGCTATCGGTTACAAAAAAGGTGGTTCAGTCGGGAGCGCGTCTAAACGCGCTGACGGTATAGCCATTCGCGGGAAAACCCGTGGGAAGATGGTCTGATGGACAAAGTTGGCAAAGTCATGCGTGAGTTCAAGGAAGGCAAATTAAAGTCTTCCTCTGGACAAAAAGTTACTAACCCCAAACAAGCCATAGCGATTGGCATATCGGAGCAAAAAGCCATGAAAGGTTACAAAGCGGGTGGAGAACCCAAAGCAATGGTCAAGAAAGAAGTTGCCTTTATGAAAGCCAAAGGCGCACCTAAGTCTATGGTCAAACATGAGATGGCCGAGATGAAGGGCATGAAGAAAGGTGGCTACATGGGCGCATCAAAGATGGGCGCAGTAAAGACTGCTGCTCCTTCTAAAGATGGCGTAGCCATGAAAGGCAAGACCAAAGGCACGATGGTTAAGATGAACAAGGGCGGTTACTGCTAAGGTGACCTGTGGCTCTTGTTAATGAATTACCGCCGGATTGGGATAGTTATGATGCCGGTAAGAAGATCGCATGGTTTAACAAATATGATGTTTCGGTAAGCGATCTTCAAAACGCTGGCGTTGATAACGCATCCATTAACTGGATGCTTAATAACGGTTATCAACCTCCACCAGAGCGTAATTACGAAGCAGAAAGAATAGCTGCTGAACAAGAAGCTGCGAGAATAGCCGCCGAACAAGAGGCGATACGCCAAGAAAACATCCGTCAGCAAGAGATTCGCAGACAACAAGAAGAACAGGCTCGGATAGATGAGTATTACCGACAAGAAGCAATACGCGAAGCAGAAAGAATAGCCGCCGAGCAAGAGGCCGCTAGACAAGAGGCTATCCGTCAAGAGCAGATACGGGCGCAACAATTAGCCGCGCAACAAGAAGCTGCAAGACAAGAAGCGGCAAGAATTGCCGCAGAACAACAGGCAGCAAGAAATAAAGCCGCTTCAGTTGGTGTCAATCTGCCGTCTAATTGGTTTGATATTGGCGCTCAAGATAGAGTTAATTGGCTAGTTGATAATAAAGTAACTGAGTCGCAGCTTCGTGCTTACGGAACCTCTCAGGCAGAAATTGATGCCATCAAGCCTTATGGGTATTACGATGTACCTGCCAAGCTTGCAGCAGATCAAGAGGCGGCAAGGGTTGCCGAGGCTGCACGACAAGAAGCGGCTAGGCAGGAAGCAGCAAGAGTAGAAGCAGCGAGGGTAGCCGCTGAAAGAACAGCAGCGGAAAACGAAGTAAAAAGTCTGTATCAAGAAGTGCTTGGCAGACAGCCAACGGCAGCAGAACTTAGTCAATACGTTTCTCAGTTCGGAACGTCTATAGATGCCACTGAAAAAAATACGTTTTCAAAAGATGTTTCAACAGAAGTATTAAAGAACAAACTTTTGGCAGGGAACCCTGACGGGGATGAGCTAACCCGTAGGGTGGTCATAGAGTCTGTCAATAACAAATGGACGCCTCAACAAACACTTGATTTTGTTAACAAGCAGTTTGGCGTTAACAAAACAATCGCTGATTATGAAAAGGCAGTCTCTGATTTCTTTGCCCCGGCTGTATCTAACTTACTTGCCAATGGCGCAACTGAAGCTCAGATAAGACAGCTTGGGGCAGACCAAGGTATTATCCCCAGCGTTATAGAAGCGGCAGTTAAAAACAATATTGGCGCAATAGCTCAAAACGACTTAGCCAATAACGTAAAAGATTTTTTTACCACAGAAAAAAGAACCGAAGGTGGTGTTGAGAAAACATACATCACGCCTGACTTTGGCAAGCTGATTGATTACGCAACAAAAAATAAACTTTCCTACGCTGATGTTGCTGCCGCTTTCTCAATAGGCAGGCCAGAGTTTAAATCCGTAGATATCACCAAAGACTTGGTGTATGAAAACGACAGGCAGCAATTTAATACGCTACTGAAACCCGTTGTTGATCCAGCAACAAATAAAACCGTACAGACAGTTTCATACGGTGATGCTCTAAAAGAAGCTATCACTAAGGGTATTGGTTTAGAAAACTTAGCAAAGTTCTTCGGTCAAACACCAGATCAATTTAAGACAACCATATCATCTAACCTCGGTTCTTTTGCAGACGCGCTAAGAACTTCAGGTGTTAACGCAGAAGCTGGATTGTCCGACTTACTAGGTATTCAGCCAAAAGACACAACCGCTGCACTTAAGACCTTAGATACCGACAAAGCGATTACTGGTTCGCTCAAACAGAAAGAAGCTGGCGGGCTAACCTACAACGAAATTCTGGATGAAATTGAAGCATCCGGAATGACCATAGAGGACTTTGTCACACGGTATTTTGGTCAGGGTAAGACTGACCTATTAACAGGACTTAAGTCTGAGGCCGAGTTCACGCCTGAGCAGCGCGACTTAAGAGACGATTACAACGCATTTGCCAGCACGTTTAACAAAGACAATCCATTAACTTACAGCAAAATATCAGACTATCTTGCTGATAAAAAATTAACTGACGCTCAAGCTGTTAGCTTGTTTGGAGTAAAAGCTGATGAGTTAGCCGGTTACCGTACCGATACAAAAATAGCGGGACAGCTTGATGCAGAAAGGAAAGACGATGGTCGTCTATCTTTAAATGAAATCCTAGATGTTATTGATAGCTCAGGGATGGACATCAATACATTTGTGGAGCGTTATTACGGCAGCGACCCGGATGATTTAAAGCTAGCTTCTAATTTAACAAATGAAAAAAAGTTTACGCCAGAGCAAAGAAACCTAAGAGATGCCTACGCTGTATTTACCAGCAAGTTTGATAAAGACAATCCGTTAACTGATAAAGACATTGCAGGGTTTGTTGATCAAAACAAACTGACTGACGCTCAAGCCGAATCAATCCTTGGCGTACCCGCTGTAGGTTTAAGTGACTACCGTCGGAATACGTTTATCACATCAGGTTTAAACGAACTGGAGAAGAGTGACAATCGGCTGGATTACACCGAGATCGTCACCTTTGCTAAAGACAACAACATACCGTTCAATGAAGTAGCCAAGTATCTTGCGGCACCTGAAAAGCAAGAGTCATTTGTTAAGACGCTGGAAGAAACTCAGACAGATATGGGCCGGTCCCCAGCGGAGCGACTAGAGTTCCAGCTAAATCAACTAACCAACAGCGGCAAGCAGTCAGGAACGTGGGACAGAAACGAAGGTTGGGATCACCACGCCGAGAAGATGACCAATTACCTCACAAACCTTGGGGTAACGGATCTTCGGAACATCGCTACTAAAGTTGAAGATAGACAGACGCAAGAAGCGTTTGACGTACCTCAGGCTGGGAGCGGCGATAGCTTTTACACAGACTATCGCACAGTCACCGTACCTCACGTCATTTACTACGATAAAACCTCAGGGAAAGAACTCCAAGCTGTTGATCAAAGATACAGCAACGGTGCTTGGGAGTTTGGCTCCGAAGGATCGGGCAAAGGTTCTACCGGATACATCCTTGCACCTACATCTAAAGACGGCGTTGGTGGCGTCGGGGTAACCAGTCAATGGAGAGAGAAGTATGGCGTTCAAGAATACGCCATGCCTCTTGCCTTTGTAGCGGCAGTAGTAGCACCTTATGTATTACCCGAACTTATCGGCGGCGTGGTGGGTGGTGTAGAGCTTGCTGCGCTCGGTGGTGAGATGGTTGCCGGGACAGGGTTAACAGGATCGCTCATGTCGGCGGGGATACCCGCATCGGTAGCTCCTTATGCCGCACAGATAATTGTCAATGGTGTTTACAACGGCACTCTGTCTGAAGCAACAGGCGGTGAATTTACAAAAGGGTTCATTGCTGGCGGGGTAGCCCCTGTGTTAGGCCAAGTAGCGTCTAATGCCGTTAACTCTGCACTAGCTGACCTTAACCTCCCGGCGGGAGTAGATAAAGCTGTCGGTAACGCAGTAACTCAGTTAATCGCCAAAGGCGAGATTGACCCCTTGCAGATGATCACCGCTGGAGTATCGCCAACCGTATCCAAAGCACTGCAAGATGCAACAGGTTTAAACAGCGCACAAACTAAGTTGATTCTGGACACAGTGCTTTCACAAGGAAAGAACCTTCAGGCGCTGATGAACCCGCAAACAGCTTTGACGTTTGTCATGAATAACAAAGGTGTGTTTGACGGGTTAGGTTTAGATGCAGCTTCAGGGGCGACAAACATTCAAACAGGTCAGGCGGTAGATCTTGGGGCGTTCAACGAAGACCAAATTAAACAACTAACCCAACCATCTACACTATCTGATGCAATCATCTCAGGCACTGCAACGGGCGGCACAGGCAATGCTTTCTCAATGGCAGATGCCAACGTGAGTCCGGGGTCGGTGATCACATTAACAGGCAAAGATGCTGAAAACTATCTAAACGACAAATATGGTGATGAGTTTTCTCTGGCTAATCAAGTTGGTGAAGAGTTTAGGCAAGGAACCATCCCGGGTGGGTCTATAACTATTGTTCCGGGACCATCTAAAGTAGTAACTGATCCTGTAACCGGCGAAGCTACGGTTACCTCAGAAGATAAGATGTATGTGCCTGTGTTTGAGTACTACCAAGGGCCAAACGGGACAATGTATCGGCGTGATTTGAGGAGCGACATAGTCACGCAATATCTTCCCAAGGGAGAAGAGACAGATGTTCCGGGCGGTAAACTCCTGTTTGGTGGAGAATCAGAACAGCGAGGCGTTGTGGTGACAGGTCTCCCACCGGGGGCGAAGTTTAATAGCACAGTTTACACGGATGACATTACCGCTGGGTCTACCCCGGGGGCATCATTATCTAGGGACGGTTACATTATTACCCAATCCTTGGACGCCAGCGTACAGCGCCCTTCTTACCTTACAACAACTGACCTCCCTGATGGTTCCAAACAAGTATTTAATCGCCTGACCGGAGACAGGGCCACTGTTGATTCTGATGGCAATGTACTTGATGAATCATTAAGCAAATACTCCAAGCTTAATAATGCAGTAAATACAGTAGTTGGTACGGTCCAAGTGGGCGGGGCAGAGCTTGGTAAGTTTTATTCTGGTGCTGCACAACAATTAGCCATCAAGATGGGCCTTGATGACACTGGAACTCAAAAGCTAATTAACTTCTTCCAAGATGTTGAGAATAGCGGAAGAATAATGAGGCCAGAATTTATCAATCAATCTGCTAACCAGTTTGTGCAAGATGTCTACCGAGATATGCAGGCTGCTGCTGATCGTAGTGAGACAGGTCAACCTTCTGGATCAGATCAATTTGAGATCCTTAAAAACGCCATCAAAAACAATCCTGCTGGGGCGCTTACATTATTTGGCGAAGAGCTTGTACAAAATCCAGAGTTATTGCTTGCCGGCCCGGGTAAGTTAATAGGTTCATTTATATTAAACGTCGGTGAGTCGGCTGGCGCTCAAGCACTAGACAAAGCGAATGAACTAAAACAAGCCGATATCCGTGCCGGTAAAACTTTAAAAACAGACAGAGAGTATGCAAGCCTTGCCTCTAAAGATGCTGGCACCGCAGCATTAGTCACGGGTCTTGTATCTATGGTTCCCGGGCTTGGTGGTCCCGTAACTAAAATAGGCAAAGAAACAGGATCAGAATATTTGGAAGAGTTCACGATTGCTAAGATGACAGGCAAGAGTGACGCAGAAGCTGCAACAAATGGGGCAATAGGTGCATTCCTTGGGGGTAAAGTTGCAGCAACTTCAGAGCTAGGCAATGTCGCTCAACAGTATATGGCTGGCCGGTTAGGTGTTCAGCCTGTACCAGAAGTTATCGCCGGAGCAGCAAACGCACCAAGCGCCTCTGTCACGGTAACAGGTAAATTGCCAACGGCAACTATAGGTGGTGAACCACCAGAAGGTATCGTTGCGCCTGACATCGTTGGAGGTAACGTACCACCCTCTACAGTGTTGACCACGCCACCTGAAGTCAGTGTGGCAGAACCATCTTTAGTGCCTACCCTGAAGCTAAACGATATCCCGCTTAGTTCCGGCGATTCAGCAAAAATTGTTGATTACAATCAACGCAAGATTGTCTTGGTAGACGTTGATGGAGCACAGGTTCCTTTTTACTTAAGTACAGGTCTTGCTGGGAAAGAGGGTGTAGCTTCTGGTCAGTGGTATCCATTCTTTGGCATCAGCCAGCAATATGATCAAAACGGCAACCCTATAAACAGTGAATGGATTAACAAAGGCGATAAAGCGGATATAGTTTCGTATTATGGAAGCCCAACGCTTGCAAAGATAGGCCAAGAACTAGACAAAAGTATTGGGGATATCAGATACCAAGATCAATTCAAAGGGGTGTCTATACCAAGTATTTCAGGGGTAGGTTTAAACTCGCCGACAATTCAAGCGATTAACACCGGTCTTACCCCGGCTGGAGTTGTTAATACACCGCAAGGCATGGCACCTATTGCGTCAGATGCTGGAAACTTAGATAAAAGCATCTCAAATGTCTTGCAAGCGGTTTCAACATCTGACAAGCAAATTGGCGTCATTAACGGCGCTATTCAAAGAATTGAAAACGGTCAGATTACAAGCCCCCAGCAACTCAACGACATTCTTCAAGAGATCGTTAATGCCGGTAATTTAGATCCGTCTCAGTTACCAACCGTTATTCAGGCAATTAACCAAGCGACTAACATAGGGTCTGTGACGCAAGCGCAACCCGGGATTGGTGCGGTATTACCAACAGACCAGCAAAGTGGTACAGGTATTGTTTCTCAATTGCCGGGGACAGGAACGCAGCCAGAAGGTGGGGTTCAGACAGGCATCGTGTCACAACCCGAAGTTGCGACCGGTCAGCAACAAGGTATTGTCACGCAACCTGAAGTAGTAACCAACCAAAACCAAGGCGTAGTAACCCAACCTGAAGTAGTAACCAATCAACAGCAAGGTGTAGTAACCCAACCGGAAGTAGTTACCAACCAAAATCAAGGTGTTGTTACACAACCTGAAGTAGTTACCAATCAGCAACAAGGTGTAGTAACTCAACCCGGGGTAGTTACTCAACCAGAAGTTCAGCCCGAAACAAAACCAGAGGTTGTAACCAAACCTGAAGTTACTCCACCGGTGGACGTGAAACCTTTTATAGATGTAGAGCCACCGAAGCCCGTTGTACCAACCATTCCAGAAACACCGGTAATACCGGTAGCTCCATCTGTACCACCGGGCGAGTTTATCTTTAAGCCGATTGAGCAAAGTATTATTGACACCATACTTACCCCGACTACGCCAACTACACCGACTACACCGACTACACCGACAAAACCAGTAACGCCACCTAAAACACCGCCAAATATTCCTTTCATCCCATTCTTCCCGACATTCACGTCGGATGGGACAACTTATGTGGATTACGGTCAGCCGGACGTGCCGCCGCCGGAGTTATATGGGATATTCAATTTACCGCCGCCAGAGTACACTCGGGCTACTGGCCCTATGGCAAATGTAGGAATCATGTCAGGAGCAACGCAATGATGCCATCCCGAGGTATGGGTGCAATCAACCCATCTAAGATGCCCAAGGCAAAGATCAAGAAACGCCGTGACGATACCGACTTTGAGCAATTTAAAGAAGGTGGTCAGGTATCCAAAGTCAATGAAGCGGGTAATTACACGAAGCCCGGGATGCGTAAGCGCATGTTCAATCAAATCAAAAATGCTGCGGTGCAAGGTACAGCAGCAGGGCAATGGTCAGCTAGAAAGGCTCAACTACTAGCAAAGCGGTACAAAGAAAAAGGCGGGGGTTATCGTGACTGATTCGTATCAAACAGATGAGGAAAAGAAACGGTTTTCTGCCCAGCTAACCAATCTTGATCTTGGCAAGGAAGGCGTGGGAGCCACCGGCAGGGTTAGTTATAAGTTACCACTAGACAAAGAATCCGAGGTTGAAGCTTACGCAGATATTGCAGCGCAAAAGCGTAAGGGACAAAAGCTTGATTTTTCTACCCCGATGCTAGGCATCGGATACACCAGAAGGTTTAAACAAGGCGGGAAGGTAAAATCAGCATCAGCCCGTGCGGATGGTATAGCTCAACGCGGGAAGACCAAAGGTCGGATGGTATGAAAACCCCGCAGCAATCTCTGAAAGCTTGGACTCAACAAAAGTGGAGGACTAAAAGTGGCAAGAGGTCATCTGATACTGGGGAACGCTATCTCCCAGAGGCGGCGATTAAATCTCTTTCACCAGCAGAGTATGCAGCAACCACCCGAGCCAAAAGGGCGGGAAAGTCAAAAGGGCTTCAGTTTGTTTCACAGCCAAAAGGTATTGCCAAAAAGGTGGCCCCATTTCGGAAGGTAGGTAAGTGAAGGACTACAGCAAGTTTGAAGTGCAGAAAGAAATACTCATGGAGTATCTGCAAGTCATGGTCGCGCTTCAGGATTGGCACGGTGTTGCCGACGTAGCGATGGATCTCAGAGAGTTAGAGGCTAAACATGAGCACAACCGGTCTAACAACCTTTAACCCCAATCTCAATGAGATTGTGGAAGAAGCCTTTGAGCGTTGCGGCCAAGAGCTTCGCTCGGGCTACGATCTGAGAACGGCAAGGCGAAGTTTAAACTTGATGCTCTCGGAGTGGGCCAATCGCGGGATCAATCTCTGGACCCTCGAGCAGGGCTCCATCATGCTGATGGCTAACCAGATTACTTACCCATTGCCTATCAATACGGTTGACCTAGTTGAGACCATCATTCGCACCGGCACCGGGACAAACCAGACAGACATCAATATCTCCCGGATCTCGGTCAGTACTTACTCCACCATCCCTAATAAACTGGCAACAGGCAGACCTATCCAGATCTACATTGACCGCCAAGGCGGTCAAACCTATACCTTTACCGGCACCTTAGCTGCAACGATTAATTCCACAGTCACAACCATCCCAATGTCCAGCCTTGCTCAGGTTCCTTATGCAGGGTATGCAAACATTGGCACTGAGACGGTGTACTACTATGGAACCACCACACAAGCTGAAAATGTTGCAACTGGAACTTCGGCATACGCAACGCTTAACAATGTGGTGCGCGGCCAAAATAACACGACGGCTGCGTCTCATACGTCGGGCGATACGGTTACGAATACAAAGTTTCCGAACGTAACGGTATGGCCTGCCCCTGATCAGGGTTCAGTGTCTTCACCTTATTACTACCTGATCTACTGGCGCCTACGAAGACTTCAGGATGCTGGCAATGGGGTGAATGTTGAAGACATACCTTTCCGTTTCCAAGAGGCACTGATCGCGGGACTTGCCTATAAGCTGTCCATGAAGATCCCTCAAGCGATGGAGCGGATGCCCATGCTGAAGGCCCAGTATGATGAGGCATGGCAATTTGCTGCCGATGAGGATCGGGAGAAAGCCCCGATCCGTTTTGTACCACGCCAAAGTTTCTTAGGAACTGGCGGCAATGCCTAATCAGTTCGCCAGTGGTAAGTATGCGATATCGCAATGTGATAGGTGCGGGTTTCGCTACAAGCTTAAACAGCTTAAACCGCTGACAATTAAGACAAAAAATGTCAATATACTGGTGTGTCCTACTTGCTGGGAACCTGACCAACCTCAGTTGCAATTGGGGATGTATCCGGTTAATGACCCGCAAGCTGTTCGGAATCCACGTCCCGATTCCAACTCTTACTACCAGTCAGGATACAACGGGATGCAGACCAACAACGATGTCGGACCTAGCCCGTTATACACGGGGGTTCCCTCTGAAGGAAGCCGTGTCATTGAATGGGGCTTCAATCCTGTTGGTGGTTCCCGATCCTACGATGCCGATCTGACCCCTAATCATCTGGTTGGTCAGTCAAGTTTAAACAGTGTCACAGCCGCATAGGAGCAGACATGAAAACGATGGAAGCGCTGAAAAAGCATATGGCAAAAGGTAAGGGAGCACATCCCGATCCTGATGTTAAGAAAATGAGGAAGGGTGGTCCGACTTCTGAAATGATGCGCCGGGAAGGACGTAATCTGGCACGGGTTGCTAACCAAAGAGGCAAGTGATGGCTAAATACTCCATGAAGATGGGCGGCAAAGAAGTCGGTCAGGCTCCGGTCTATGCCGAGCCGCACACGATGGCCGGACAAAAGCTTGATCCTACATGCGGCAAACAAATGCCCTACAACATGATCAAGGACTGGCAACCCACGGCTGGCGTCGCGATCAACCCTAACAGCCAAGTCAAAACCACAGGCATCAAGATGCGTGGTGCAGGGGCTGCGACTAAAGGCGTAATCTGCCGGGGACCGATGGCGTGAACTGGGGTGAGCTAAAAACTCAGATTCAGGACTATCTGGAGACGACGTTTTCCACAGATAGCCTGACGACGTTTACACAGCAAGCAGAACAAAGGATCTTCAATACGATTCAGTTTCCTAGCTTGCGAAAAAACGTCACGGGTAATTGCTCGGTAAATAACCGATACTTGCAATGCCCAACAGATTTTTTAGCGCCTTACTCGCTGGCTGTCATTGAAGCTGATGGCACTTACCACTATCTGTTAAACAAAGACGTTAACTTTATCCGCGAGTCTTTCCCTATACCAACAGGCGCGGGGAACACAGGCTTGCCGTATTGTTATGCTTTGTTTGGGCCGGACTACCCCACGTCAGATACAGAGTTGACTTTTATTCTTGGCCCGACACCTGACGATGCTTATAGTGTGGAGTTGCATTACTTCTACTACCCAACGTCAATTTCTTACGGTAATAACGACGCAACCACGACATGGCTTGGCGACAACTTTGATTCGGTCCTGCTCTATGGGGCTTTGGTTGAAGCTTCAACATTCCTTAAGGCAGAACCGGATCAAGTAGCAAATATCTCAGCCAAGTACAAAGAGGCACTCATTCTTGCCAAGCGTCTTGGTGACGGCCTTGAGCGGATGGATGCTTATCGTTCTGGTCAGGTGCGGGATAAGGTGGTCTAATGGCAATCATCCAAACACTAACGACCAGCTTCAAAGTGGAGTTAGCCCAAGGGCTGCATAACTTTACGACGGGGACAGGCGATGTGTTTAAACTGGCCTTATATACCGCCAACGCGGATCTCGGTGCCTCTACCACTGCGTACACGACAGCCGGGGAGGTGTCTTCCAGTGGAACCAATTATTCCGCTGGAGGAGTTACCCTCACAAACATTACCCCGTCCTTTCAAGGAACAACTGCGTATTGGTCTTTTGAAGACGTTACGTTCACCAACGTCACTCTAACAACGAATGGGGCTTTGATTTACAACAGCACCAATGACAACCGTTCGGTGTGCGTTTTAAACTTTGGTTTAAACATAACCAAGACAGCGGCAAATTTAGTCATCACCTTTCCAGTAGATGACGCTACCAATGCTGTTATGAGGATTGCTTAGGAATCATCATGTGGACACCCATCAACACGGCACAGACTGCAAGTTGGCAACCCATTACCACAACGCAATCATCAAGTTGGACGCAGATCAATAGTAGCCAGACTGCGAATTGGACGCCAATTTCAACATGAGGTAAATCATGGCCGTTAATCGCACTACGCTTTTAAATCTACCGTTACCGGTTACCGGGACGGAGTCTGGTACTTGGGGGGACACCACTAATAATGGCCTGACTCAGTACTTAGACATCGCTGTCGCTGGGATGACATCGTTAACCAGTACAGATTTTTCGGCTGGCAACTTAACAATTAGCAACTCCACAGGCAACTCTACCGGCACCAACATTGCTGCTTCTTCTGCACAGTATGCGACGGTTAAAGTTTCTAGTTTGGCAGTCAACTCAACGATTACTGCACCATCAAGTAACCGTGCCTATCGGGTTATAAACGCAGACTCAACTTACACCCTGACCTTCAAAGCGTCTGGTCAGACAGGGTTTACTTTCTATCCCGGGCAATCCGGGTTAGTCGCATTTAATGGTACAGACTATGCGCCCGTGGGGGTTGTGCTGAATCAAGCACAAACATTTACAGCCGCCCAAACAGTAAGGGCGGCTCCTACACAAGATGGTGTAAAACTTGAAGGTCGGGCTGGTGGTAGTGGTAGTTACGCTGTTACGCTTACCCCGGCCATTTTGGGAAGCAATATTACTTTGCAATTACCGTCTGTCGGTGGGACGGTCGCTTTGACTTCGCAGTTGGGAAGTGCCGCAGTTTATAGCACATCATTTGCCGCAAACATTTATGGCGGGTTTTAATAATGGAAGACAAAGCCCACGAATTAGCAGTCTTAAAAGCGCAAGCCAGAATCCGGCTTGAAGAACTTAAGGCCCAAGACTCTGCCAAAGAAGTTGCTGGCAAAGCGA